TGGCGAACCATGACGGGATACGTAGGCTCAAAACTCCTACGGACCCATTAGCGGCAAGCTGTGTGTCCACGGTGAAGAAGTTCACGTCTCGAAGGAGACGTGAACCCTTCCCGGTGACTAACCAAGTTGGTGGTGGTCTTGGTTTTATTACTGAGGTTGCCGCTGCTTTGTTGAGTTGTGACGTCAAATCAAGGAGAGTACTGTGCATGAAAGCTCTCTGGCTAGCTATCGTAGCGATACTAGCTGATTTGAAAGGATCGAATGACGAATACCATCTCCGTGGTTGGTACAAGTATGTTTTCTATTGGTTTAGAAAGTCTTGTAGCGGCTCCGGTGAGGAGATATCCATAGAGCACATCAAGCGATTGTCTTCGGACTGTCGCGAGGTGTGGTTGAATGGTACCGGCATTTGGGACATGAGTAGTTGGAAAGGTAGACACTTCTTAGGTGCTCGTCTCTTCAAGAGACCGCTTGCGGATCACTGGAAAGTGATGGCGCAAATCTCTTACGTGAAGAGGGCACTTCCCCTACCATCTGACCGTGTTGTAGATCAAGCCTTATGGCAACATAAGATTGATCTAACAACACGCTGGACGACCCCCGAGAGTATTCTAAACCGTGCGCAGGCCTTTTCGGAGGACTGGGCAAGGAAGAAACTCGAGGGGATTGAACAGTTCCTTCCTTCATTAATCTCCCTCAGCACTAGTGCGTGTTGGGAGAAGACGAGGAAGGATGGTGGTCAAGATGATTGGGTTCGAGATGTGTTGTACAGTAGTAGTCCTACAGCTGAGCCACCGAGGCCTCCCGGGGTATTGATCCAGGAGTTCTCGGACCTTCAGGCTGGTTGTAGGGTCGTATCTCATGCTCTGTCAGAAGTCCAATCTCCCACTTTTAAATCCTGTTCGGAGGTAAAAGTTGTGAAAGAGAGAGGTCTGAAGGCACGCATTGTCACTAAATCGATGGCATCTGTCCTTACTTTAGGACACTTGGCCAGACAACGACTCATTCGGGGGCTCAAGAGAACACCTGAATGCCGGGATCCCCTGAGGGGGAAACCGGAAGACGCAATTTATCGTCTTGGTGGTTGCACAGGCGAGATCGTTTCAAGCGACCTAAGGGCCGCAAGCGATCTGGTTCCGTTGGATCTAGTCAATGCGTTGGTTGAAGGTCTTATCAAATCGAATAAGTTCTCTCAACCTGAGATTATGGGATTGCGCTTATGTACCTCCAGTCAATATGTTACCTGG